TTTAGCCACCTTATGGCTATTGCTCCTAATGCTTCTAGTTCAATTATCATGGGTAATACTTCTCCTAGTATCGAGCCATACCGTGCTAATGCCTATCGCCAAGACACTCTTTCGGGGTCTCATCTGACGAAGAACAAATGGTTAGATAGAGTTATTCAAAAACACCTGTCTGGTGATGGTGATATGGTATCACAAGATGATTATAATGAAATCTGGTCAAGCATTATTGCAAACGATGGTTCAGTACAACACCTTACATGGATGGATCAATGGCAAAAAGATGTATTTAAGACGTCTATGGAAATAGACCAGAGATGGCTTGTACAGCATGCCGCCGATCGTCAAGAGTATATTGATCAAGCACAATCGCTTAACCTATTCTTCCGTCCAGACGTAAATATTAAGTATCTACACGCTGTCCATTTCCTTGCTTGGAAAACAGGACTTAAGACCTTGTACTATTGTCGTAGTGAAAAGATTGGTAAGGCAGATAAAGTATCTAAGCGAATTGAGCGAGAAGTAATTAAAGAATTGGATATGAAAGCAATCATTGATGGTGATGTTTGTTTAGCCTGTGAATAATTTTTACACGTGTTATAAGTAATCACAAAGGCTATATGAAAACTATTGCACTTTTTAGAGATAATTCATCTAAAGAGGCAGAGGAATGCGGTGACGGTATTATGTTCGCACTGTCACCTCATTTTATTATTAAGACATTTACACAAGAAGAATGTCTTACTGAAACTTTTAAGAACGTAGATCTCATAGCATTTCCTGGAGGGGTTGGGGATGCTGATGATTATGATGGGTTGTTTCTTCGTAAAAGAGCAAACGCTGTAGCTGAGTTTGTAAAGAACGGGGGAGCCTATCTTGGTATATGTGTTGGTGCATATTGGGCTGGTAAACATTACTTTGATATTTTGGATGGCGTTGATGCGGTCCAGTATATAAAAAGACCTAGTGCAGATATTAAAAAATGTTACAATAAGGCAGCCCACATGGTATGGAAAGGTAGACCAGAAAGAATATTTTTTCGAGATGGTTGTACTTTTTTAGGCGATAATAATAAATTTGAAACAGTTGGATTATATTTCAATGGTGATCCAATGTGTATCAAACAAGGTAAAATAGGAGTAATGGGTGCATGCTTAGATTCTTTAGAATCCTGGTATAACGAAAAACATACAAAGCCTTATTGGCATAAGGGTACGCACCATAAACTATTATTAGAATTTGTAAACGAATTAATTAACAGTAAGTAAAATGTCAAAGAAAAATCAAAGTATATTAACAGACGAACGTAATTCATTTAAACCATTTAACTACCCATGGGCCTATGATGCATGGTTAAAGCATGAGCAAAGTCATTGGCTTCATACCGAGGTACCAATGGTAGAGGATGTTAAGGATTGGAAAAAGAAACTTACTCAAGAAGAAAAAACATTCTTGACTAATATTTTTCGATTCTTTACTCAAGGTGATATAGATGTTGCAGGCGGATATGTAAATAACTATCTACCTTACTTTCCACAACCTGAAGTTAGGATGATGCTGCTGGGTTTTGCTGCCCGTGAAGCACTTCATATTGCCGCTTACTCACATCTTATAGAGACTATTGGTCTTCCAGAAACTATGTACAACGAGTTTATGGAATATGCAGAGATGAAAGAGAAGCATGATTATGTGTTAGAAATATCACAGCAAAACTCATCTAAAGAAAATACCGCTAAACATATTGCAGTCTTTTCCGCCTTCACCGAAGGTATGCAGTTGTTTAGTTCCTTTATTATGTTACTGAACTTTCCACGCCACGGTAAAATGAAAGGCATGGGCCAGATTATAACATGGTCTATTGTTGATGAAACCCAACACTGTGAATCCATGATTAAGTTATTTAGAACCTATATTCAAGAGAACCCTGAAATATGGAACGATGAGCTTAAAGGTCAGATATATACAATTGCGGAACGAATGGTTGAACTCGAAGACAAGTTTATTGATCTGGCATTCAGCCTGGGCCCTATGGCTGATCTGGACGCTAGTGACGTTAAACGCTATATCCGCTATATTACTGACCGTCGCCTTATTAATCTCGGTCTTAAGGGTATCATGAAAGTCAAGAAAAACCCATTACCCTGGGTAGAAGAAATGATTAATGCGCCTACGCATACTAACTTTTTTGAAAATAGAGCGACCGATTATGCTAAAGCCGCTCACACCGGTACCTGGGATGAGGTCTGGGGTAAGGCTGCATAATGATAGTTAACTTACCTATAGTTATCGACCCTACTATTAAAGATTATGTTGTAAATTTTGTTTATACGTCAGAACCTAAGTTTTGGATTATTAACCCTGTAGGTAAAAATCGTAAATTCTGTGCACTAAATAAACATGATTTACCAATTACTAAAGTTATAAAAGAATATAATAAATATGTTTTTTCACAATTTTCAATAGTACGACAAATCGACGAAGAGCGGTTTGGTAACTTTATAGGTTATAATACATCAGGTGGTTTTGTTCACTCACATACTGACCACCTAAGTTCAGATGGGTGGGAACATGTTAGAATTAATTTCCTAGTCAGCAAGCCGCTCCAGGGAGGTAACCCTATTATAGATGATAAAGAATATAATATAATGGAAGATAACTCATGGCTTAACATAGCATCAAAATGGGTTCATTCATCTACCCCTGTTGTGGGGGATAAGCCCAGAATAGTTTTAAGTCTAGGAGCATATGTTAATCCTAGTGAATTAAATGAAGCAAAAATATATTAACGCCCACATGAAAGCAGCTCAAGTTTATGCTGAGCTCTCTACTGCTGTGCGCCTTCAAGTAGGTTGTGTTATTGTAAAAGATAATACTATTATTGGTATAGGTTACAATGGCATGCCCTCTGGGTGGGATAATGTTTGTGAGACGGTTGGTCATAAAGACTTTACAGGTACGGTACTTATGAAGTCTAAGCCCGAAGTACTTCATGCAGAAACAAATGCAATTGCAAAAGTTTCTCGTTCTTCCAACTCAACAGATAATGCTGACTTATTTGTAACTCATGCACCGTGCCTAGAGTGTGCAAAATTAATTTATCAATCAGGGATTAAATCTGTATTTTATCGGGATACATATCGTAGTGAAGATGGAATTCAATTCTTACAAAAATGTAACGTAGAGGTAAAACAAATTGGCAAATAACCATTATAACTGCACCAGTTGTGAAGCAGACTTTAAATTAAAACATTCTCTCGATGAGTCTTATTTTGAAGTAAATTTTTGCCCGTTCTGTGGCGGAGAAATCGATAATGAAGAAGAAGAAGAATCGGACGATTACGAATGACCGATTGGCTATACAATAGTGAACCTTATTATGAACCTGGAGAATATTATGGATTTGTCTACATTATTGAAAACTTGTTATCTGGTAGGAAGTACATCGGGAAAAAGTTTTTCTGGTCTATCAAGCGAAAGCAAGTTAATAAAAAACGTAAATCTTACAAAGTCGAATCTGACTGGAAGACGTATTGGTCGTCTTCTGATGAACTCAAAACCGATATCGCAAACATCGGTGACCACAATTTTAAGCGCACAATAATTCATCTGTGCCCATCTAAAGGCGTAACTAACTACTTGGAAGCCAAGGAGCAAATGTTACATGCTGTTCTTGAGGACAGTAGCGCCTGGTATAATTCGTGGATCAGCTGTAAAGTAAATAAGTCCCATCTTAGACCGTTACGTAACGCTTGACCGTAACTCGGATTTAGCATATAATAATGTATGTTAAGGAGATAATATGACTGATGATTTTGATGTTAAGTTTAGTTACTTTGATAAGATTAAAGACGATGCAAGCTTTAGGTCTATTTGGTCTATATATGAAGTAAATAATATTTACGATCCTTCTGGCTTTACTGCTGAGACTCTAGTCTATAAAGACCATTGGGGTCATGAGCGAGCAGTATCTATTCCTCTATCCGGTGGTAACCTTAAGTGGTGGGACTTGTGGTCTGCCGCAGATAAAGCTATAATTAAATCTGATGATAAGCATCATGTCTTTATCGAAGACTTTCAAAAGTCTACGGATGGTAAGACATTATTTTTGAGAACTGGGAGTTAATTATGAATCAAGTTGAAACCCGTGCATACGAGCCTACCTATTATTCTAAAGCAAACGAAGAAGAGCGAAAAGTATTTCGCGAATGGGTAGGCGGTGTGTTGCGGATGCATTATGTTAATATCCATTTTCGTAAGAAAGATGGTTCTATTCGTATTATGAATTGTACCTTGCAAGAAGGTAAGACGTTAGATTATGAAAAGAAGACCGATCGAGTTAAAGCCGTGAGTGAAGATACTTGCCCGGTTTATGATATCGATAAGAAAGAATGGCGATCGTTCCGGTATGATGCTGTTACTGAGATTAGATTTAACCTAGGGGAAGGTCTATGAGTCGGGTTATTGTAACTGAGCCTCATGGAATTACCCCAGACTTAACTAATTATAAGTCTGCGCTATCTCGTGCCTTTAATTTTTATAATCAAGATAAAGATAAAAAAGATGCTCGGGTATATTTAAAGACTTATATTAAGCATAAAGGTATGGCTGTCGATATTGATGGGGTATCTGATAGTAATATTATTCTAACGTATGGCTGGTTATCGCGTATGGTGTTAAAC